AGACCACCAATCACGGCCCACGGTTCTTCTCAGAGATCAGTTTTAGTTCTCCCTATATATATAGGGCTGAAATTATTTTTTTCTGAAAAAAAAATTTTTAGCGTGGAACACGTGGAACAACGGAACAGAAAAGAGTAACCCGCTGTAATTGAATAACAAAGTCTGTTCCATGTGTACCCGATTCTGTTCCATGTGTTCCATGGAATATTCCACGTGACCCGCGCGAGCAGTTTGTTTTCGAAAAAAATCTGATTTTGGCCCTATATATATAGGCGGTTTTGTGGCAAGACTAGTGCGGATTAACTATTGAAAGATACCCGCCATGCCGCGCAAGACTGTCCGCAAATCTGACGACCCGGATTGGGTTGAAACGAGGGGCCGGAAAAAGGTCAGCACCAAGACCACCCTGACCCGCAAGCAGGAACTGTTTGTCAAAGAACTGGTCAGTAAGGATGGTCAGATAACGCTCCGGGAGGCCGCCATAAACGCGGGCTACCCTGCCAGCAGTGCCCATAGCCGGGCGTACGAACTTACCAACCCTGACCGCTCTCCGCACGTTGTAGCCGCCATCCGAGCGTACCGGGACGAGCTAGACGTTAAGTTCGGCGTCACCTATCAACGGCACCTGCGCGACCTGCAAACGATCCGAGACATGGCACTTCAAAATGGCGCGTACAGCGCGGCGGTCCAAGCCGAGTATCGGCGGGGTCAAGCGCAGGGCGACATCTACGTTAGCAAAAGCGAGATTCGTCATGGGTCGATAGACTCCATGTCCAAAGACGAAGTACTGAAAGCCTTAGAGGATATAAAACAAAGCTATGCCCCGATTACCATCGACATCACTCCCGAAGAGCCGGACAATTCCGCAAACCGCAGCAAAGCGCGAGAGCGGCTTGTGGAAGACGATGAAGGAGGGGATATCGAAGAGCAGCCGGAAGCTGACGATGACGAGGCTGGAGACGTGGGCGACGCCCGGGGTTCCTGACGTTGTAATTCAGGACGAGCTAGGGCTCTTTCATTTTGTCGAATTGAAGCACACTGGTGGCAGGGCCGTGGAGCTATCGCCGCATCAAGTTACGTGGCTGGACCTGCACAAGAACGGTAGCGCGTGGATACTGGTCCGCCAGTCGAAAGCGAAGCAGACCGATACCGTCCGGGTCTACCACGCGTCTAAGGCTATCGACGTTAGGATGGAAGGCACCGACTGCCCGCCAGACCTGTTTGTCGAAGCGCCCTATGACTGGGACGAAATTATGGGGTTGATATGTCCGATAAGGTCGCATATAAACGGCGAGTCTATAAACCTTACGGAGGAACTAAGACATGGAGTATGACGCCATTACCAGCTTTGCCGTTGATTACCTTATTATCGCGTGGACAGGATTCGTGATATTCGCGGGCATTGCTTTCGTTCAATCCTGCATCAATCGCAAAACCACGGAGAAATTTAGCGATGAAGATTAGAATTGAAATCAAGCAAGTTAACTTAGAGACGCACGTCGCTGAAATAGACTTGTCCGACCCGCACGATAAAGACCGGTTTGGAGCGGACTTTGATCTTTATGGAAACCTTGTGCCGGATGCTGAAAGCGACCCCGATTTCATTTGGGGTTTGCGCCAAGATCGTGACTTGGAATTTGTCGGGGTGGAAAACCAAAGCGAGTATGTTTGGGACTGTAAGGTTTTGCCCGAGACGGAGGCCGCGTGATGTTTCTCTTTAGCATTCTAGGCCGCCTGTTATACGGCCCCGATTGGAAAAAGTACGCGAACGCCAAACCGCCGCGTGCAATGCGACGACGAACGCGGCGGCGCGGTTATTAAAAAAGATTAAACCCGGTATTGACGCCGGGTTTTTTCTTGCGCTAAGGTATGGGAGTTAACCCATACCATGGAGAGAAACCAAATGTATAAGAGTGTTCGATTCAAACGATTAGAAAACCCGACCGGTCCGACCGCGTGGGAAATTGTCCGACTCGGAAAGCCGATGCCCCGCCAATACGACACGCTGGACGAGGCGCTGACATATGCGCGGCTTTGTTATGACCACCCGGGCGAACGGGACACCGTTTTTGTGCGGGAGGTGCTGACCGATGCTTAACACCGTTGAACGCTCCCGCTCTAAAAAAACCGCAGGGCTTGCTGTGACATACCGCGCCGCGCCCGGCGACATGTACGGCACTTGCCCGGATAGTTGCCCGCTTAAACCGGCGGCGACCTCGACGACCGAAATAGACAGAGAATATGAGGCCGCATTGCGGGCCGGTGTCCCGAAGCGGGGGCAGGCTTATTTGTACACGCATTTTCCGCCGCCGAAATGGTCTGAACAAAATACCGGCGCACCCGGTCAGGCTGTTTTTAATTATTCCGCGACCTCGACAAACGACGCGGCAGAACAAACCCGCCACGGGGTCGCGTCCGTTGCCGTTGTTCCGGCGAACTATTGGGACCGCCGCGCGTCTAATAAGGTAATGACAGACGGCAGAACGCGGGGCGTCCGTTGCCCGGCAGAATTGCGCGACGTTAGTTGTGCGAATTGCGGCAATGGCCGCCCTTTGTGCGCCCGGGCAGAACGTGATTATTTTGTGATCTTCACCGCGCATGGCGCGTCGAAAAGAAAGGCGGGCGACAACCGCGACCCGGGCGGCTGTTATGCGGGCGGCGGAAACGTCGCGCTACACTGGCGCGGTTTATCCAATAGGGCCGAACCCGCCGAGACCGACGCCGAACAGCACAAACGATTCGCGCGTAGTTTACCGCCGGGCTCTATCCTGCGTGCCCATATCGCGGGCGACATGGGGCGCATCAAATAAAACCGCTTTACATACATGCGAGAACATGCGATAAAATGGGGCGGGGTAATCTCGCCCCGTTTTTTTTATCATGGAGAACTAGACCAATGTCCCACGAATTAGCAACACAAGCAGACGGCACAATCGCAATGGCATATCGGGCGGGCGACGCCGCCCCATGGCACGCCGCCGAGACCTCCCCGCAGATAGTAGAGGCGGGCGCATCAATCGACACATGGGCCGACGCCGCCGGTTTAAACTACACCGTCGAGTGCCGACCGAACCACCGCACCGACGGCACCGCAATTCCGGATTCGTTTTATATAGAGCGGACCGACAACAACCACGTGACCGGCCCTTACATCGCCGGGCAATGGCAACCGGTACAGAATCGCGCCATCCTCGAAGTCGCCGACGATATCCGCGCCAAACATGGGCACGACATTATAACGGCGGGAGCGTTGTTCGGCGGCGAATCCTCTTGGGTCCAACTAGAAACCGGCCATATGGAGGAAGTAGGCCCCGGCGATGCGATAGCCTCGCGCCCGCTTTTTGTTGTCCGGCACACGGGCCGCGACGCTAACACTTTCGCCAGCGTTCAGACGCGCGTTGTTTGCAATAATACCCTAACGTTTGCAATTTCCGAGAAAGAGGCCGACATATTCCGGCACGACCACCGCGTAGCACTGGACCCCGAAGCCGTCGAAACCGCGCTGGGTTTAAACGCGGAATCCTTCGGGTCTTTTGTTAGTTCGGCTAAAGCCATGGCCGCCCGCGCTTTGACCGATGGCGAGGCGCTGGAATATTTCCGGGCGGTTATGCGCGGCACGGAAAAAACCACGGACGGTGGGCGCGTGATCCATTCCGAAGGGGTCCGAAAGGCCTTCGCCTACTACACCGGCCAAGATTTCGTGGCGATAGGCAAAGAGGATGAAAGCGAGGCGGCGCGGTATGTCTCGGCCCGCCTTGATGCTATCGCCCGCAATGTCGCCGCCGGACTGCCGGAAGATATCACGGCCCCGCCCGCCGATGGTATCAACCCCGGGCACGATCTGGCGACAACGCGCGGCACCGTCTGGGGCGCACTGAACACCGTTACATGGCTGGCAGACCAGCGGCCCGTGAAAAATCGCGGCACCGCGCACAACGTCGCGTCTAATCTGTTCGGCGATGGCACGGGCGGCGCGCTGAAATCCCGCGCACATAAAGCCGCGCTGGAATTGATGACCGCGTAAAGCGCGGCGACATAAGCGACAACGGGGCGGCTTTCGGGCCGCCCCTTTTTGTTGTTGCGATATATGCGACGATATGCGAGAACACTTCCGGGCAATTCCGCCCGACCAAATGGAGAATACTATGCAAGACGAACATGACACCAGCACCACCGACCTGCTCCGGACCGTGACAACCGAACTGGAATCCGACAAGGCGGGCCGGGCAGAGTTTACCATCGCCGGATTCGGCACCGGCACCGTCGCGGAAATTGAGGCGCACCTTGCCCAGATCACCGACGAGCGGGATTCTGCCCGCAGGGCACTTGCCGACCTCGCGAATAGCCCGGGCACCGAACTTGTCGCGCTAATATCGGGCATCGCCGAGCGTGTCGCCCTGCGCGTCGCCGAGAGTGTCGCGTTCTCCGACTCAGAAATCGATGGCGACGCGATATGGGATGAAATCGAGTATCGCGTTACCGATGCCGCCGAAACCGCCGCATCGGAAGCCGCCGGGGAAATCGACGGCAACGCGATCTGGGCGGAGATCGAAGACCGCGTTGCCGATGCCGCCGCCGAAAGCGCCCGGTCAGTGATCCGTGACGATCTGGTCGTTACGGTGGACCTGATTTGATGTTCGGCGAATGGGTGATACTGGCGTTGTCGGGCGGCGGCGCGCTCGTCATCGCTTGGGTCGCGGCAGAGCTCGGGAGAGATTGCTAGTGCGCCCGCTCACGAGAGCCCAGCGCGTCGCCCTGCTCAGCGTCTACCATCGGGATTGGTACAAATACCCTAAGCCGTCCTATCTGGCATGGCGGCGCACCGCCCAGCGCCTGCCGTGTGACGATTGCATCATGGTTCAGTGGTGCGGGATATGGCTGGGTATCGAGTCCGACGGGTACACGCATAGCTGATCAGATCCGATCCGCACACGACGCCCCGGGGTTCCGCCCCGGGGTTTTTTTGTGCGTTAACCTTGCCCCGGCCCGCCGCCCGCGCCCTGCCTGAAACGTACCGCGCACCGTCTACCGCGGCCCACGGGCCGCGATCTGTCCGCCCCGGACCCCGGACCCCGCCCCGAATCCGCCGCTCACTGGTGACGCCCGCCGCGCCGCCCAGCCCGGACGGGATTTCACGCATATTGCACCGCCGAACGCGGGCCGTTGTGCGGCGCGGTATCCTGGGAACCGATAAATCCCATATTTCCGCGGGGTCCGGGCCGTTCGCAGGTGCGAGATAGAGCGCCGCAAAAAGCGCCCCGGGGCCCCGGGATATCGGGTCAATTTCCATGGATCACGGCACCCGGCCCGGCCCGCCGCCGCCCGCGACCGGCGCGACCGGGGGACACGGGTGTAAGACCATGTTTTTGACATAGAATACGTGATATTTTGATATGACTTGATAAGATAAGAACCGTCCCATATGTTTCACGTGAAACATTTCTAGGGGCCCCTATAGGATGTCTAACGCAATGACGCCCGAAGCAGAATCAAAACGACTGAAACTTGAACTGCGGTTAGCGCAGCTTGAGAAAAACGAAAAATGCCAAAACGATTTTTTAACTTTTGTCCGTGCGATGTGGCCCGACTTCATTGCGGGTCGGCATCACAAGATTATTGCAGATAAGTTTGAACGTGTGGCGACGGGCGAGTTAAAGCGCTTAATAATTAACATGGCCCCTCGTCATACGAAGTCGGAGTTCGCGAGTTATTTGTTCCCTGCGTGGATGATGGGCCGTGATCCGCGGATGAAGATCATTCAAGCGACGCATACGACCGAGCTTGCGGTGAACTTCGGTCGAAAGGTCAAGAACCTCATTGAGACGGACGAATACAAGGAGGTGTTTCCCGAGGTTGCGCTTGCTGTTGACAGTAAAGCGTCGGGTCGCTGGGACACGAACAAGGGCGGTATGTACTACGCCGTGGGCGTTGGCTCGAACTTGGCGGGTCGCGGTGGTGATTTGGTGGTCATTGATGACCCGCACTCGGAACAGACGGCGATGTCGAACAGTGGTTTTGACGATGCGTGGGAATGGTACACCGGGGGCCCCCGACAGAGGCTCCAGCCGGGTGGGTCGATAGTTTTGGTTCAGACCCGGTGGTCTGAGAAGGATATGACGGGTCAGTTACTTCGTTCTATGGCTAAAGATCCGCTAGCAGATCAGTGGGAAGTTGTGGAGCTACCTGCGATATTTGATAATGACGAGCCGTGCTGGCCTCAATACTGGTCTCTTGAGGATCTGACCGCGGTCAAGGCTTCTATTCCACCGTCCAAGTGGAACGCTCAGTATCAGCAGAACCCGACGGGCGAAGAGAACGCGATTATCCCGCGTGAGTGGTGGAAGAAGTGGGAGAAAGAAGTTGTCCCGCAGTTGCAGTACGTCATCCAGAGTTATGACACGGCGTTCAGTAAGCGGGAGACTGCGGACTTTAGCGCGATAACGACGTGGGGTGTGTTTTATCCGCAGGAAGGGGGCCCCCCGAACCTTATCCTGCTGGACAGTAAGAAGGGCCGGTGGGATTTTCCTGAACTGAAGGAGCAGGCGTACGACCAGTACGGCTACTGGGAGCCGGATACGGTAATTGTCGAGGCGAAGGCGAGCGGTATGCCGTTGACGCAGGAATTACGACAGATTGGCATTCCTGTTGTGAACTACACGCCGTCGAAGGGGGCGGACAAAGTCACGCGGGTGCATTCTGTGTCGCCGCTTTTCGAGGCTGGAATGGTCTGGGCCCCCGACGAGGTGTTCGCGGACGAGATGATAGAAGAAGTTGCAGCTTTTCCTAACGGGGAATATGATGACTTGGTAGATAGCATGACACAGGCGTTGATGCGTTACCGTCAGGGCAACTTTATTCAGTTGCCGTCGGACGACTGGGAAGACACTGAAACCAGTCAACGTGTCCACGCGTATTACTGAGACAGGACGGCATGGCGGATTCGAAAGTTGATTTAGGCGCAGGGGCCCCGGAGGGATACAGCTTTGGAATTGCCGGGTACGGCGTCCGCCCGCGCGTTTTTGTGGAAGGCCGACAAACGGGTCGCACCCCATCCGTCGATTTGCCTGAAGGCGACGTTCTTTTGGACATCAGCAATCAAAACTACTACGGGAAGATTGGCGTCGATGTAACGTCTCCCGGAGGCGATACTTTTGGTGGCGCGGCTTCAGGCAGCTATTACCGCGGCAGCGTTGATTTCCCGGAAGAGCTTCAGCGCTATGGAGCCCCGGACCGTGAAACTTATTCCGCTCGCGGCATTCAGTCGCCGGAGTACAGCGGCTACTACCAGATGAAAGACGGCCCGCGGTTCGAGGGGTATTACCGTGACATGCCTGAAGGCTCCGATATGCCTGACGAGTATGGCGGTCGTGTAAGCTACACCATTCCTTTTGAAGACGGCGGAGAGGTTGAAAAGCCTATGGGCATAGAGAAAAGCGTAACAATCAGCAAAGTCGTCCCGTACGTAGACCCGCGGTCCGCGGCCCTCGGATCACGGCTCTTGAAGCAGGCGGGCGTACCCGGCGACTTTGCGTCGCTGATGCAGAGTGCTGACCCGAAGGTCGTAGAGCAGGTAAACCGGATCATGGCCCGCGGACCTGCGAACGAGATTTCCTCTCCGTCAAACGGACTTGGCGTATTTATGCAGTCCGTAATGTCGCAGGGTTAAATGTTTAGGCGCGGACTTATTCTGACTGCGCTGCTGGTTGTTTTTTCTCCTGCTTCGTGGGCCGCGGACACTGTAACGAGTGCCACGGTCAGTAGCTCCACCGTTATTGACAAGACGCCGCCGACTGCGTCGAGCCCTTCTATTGTTGTGAACAATTCGGACGTGTGCCAGACGGGACAGAGCGCTGCCGTTCAGACGGGTTTTTTGGGGCTTTCAGGAGGCACCACGGTCCGCGACCTGAACTGCGAGCGCATCAAGCTTGCGCGTAGCGTTTTTGGCATGGGGCTGAAGGTGGCGGGCATCTCTATTTTGTGTCAGGAGGTGCGGGTGTTTGACGGTTTGTGGATGGCCGGGACTCCGTGTCCGTATATGGGCAAGATCGGCGACGCGGCCAAGGAATCGTGGCTCGCGAACCCTGACCAGTCCCCGGAGGGCTCCCTGATCCGTGTCGCGGCAAAGCAGGCTGCGGCCCTGTCGGTTAAGAAGACCGCACCCGTTGTCGAAGAGAACGACGACTTTATAGAATACGCGGACTGATGCGCTGGCTTGCAACCCTTCTTGCCCTTGGTGCGTTGTCTTCTCCAGCTTTTTGTCAGGAAACGACGGACAACTTGGCTCCGGCGATGTCCGAGTTTACGGTGACGGGCGGGACGGCTACCTCTAGTCAACGGGGGTGTAGCGCTGGCGAGTTTTGCACCGGCAATGCGTCGAACGGTGGGACTACGTATACGAGTAACTTTGATGTGCCGCTGACCGAAGCAGAGATACAGGCGGGGTTTACGGCGAACACGTCGATTGACGTGACATCTCACCCGTCAAACGCGGTACTGTCTACTTGCACCAGCCTTACTCAGGGCAGCGACTGCCGCGACATCTTTCGTGCCACGCTGGTTTTTCTGGAGGCGGCAAGCGTTGTTGAGAAGTTTGAGCATCAGGTCGAACTGGACTTTAGCGGAACGCGGGAGTTTACGTTTTCTGACCAGATACTGGAGAATGACTACACGTCACTGACCGGTCAGTTGGAACTTTTTGGAATCGACGCTGGCTTTCACAGCGGCGCGTTCGGTCCCAAGTTTTCTGATCCGAGCGTGAGCCTCCTGTTTCAGGCGGTGGTCGAGCAGCAGATACTGGATCAGATAGCGTTCAACGATACGTTGGCCGCGGAACCTCCGCCGGAAATCGTAGGCAGCATTCCGCAGGTCGAAGTAAACGCGGCACCCGCCCCGGTTGTCGCGGACCTCGGACCTCCTGCCGCCGAGCCTGTGGTGGAAGCCATCGAACCCGTCGAAATTGCGCCGGTCGATTCTGCACCAGAGCCGGAACGGCAGGAGGAACAGATGGCAGAGGCGCGGATAGAGGCTGAGATGGAGCCAGAGCCGGAAGCCGAGCCAGAACCGCAGGAGCCAGAGCCGGAAGAACAGGAAGAACAGCCGCAAGAACAACCCGAAGCAGTCGAGCCCGAGCCGCAGGAGCAGGAGCCCGAGGCCCAGCCCGAGCCGGAAGCCGAACCAGAGCCGCAGGAACAGGAACAGCCCGCGCCGGAGAGGCAGCAAGAGAAGCGCAAAGAGGCCGCCGAGAAGACGGTAGCCAAGATAGCTCCGTCTCAGAGGTATTCTGCCGCGTCGCAGACAACGACCATCGTCGCGATGGGGATGATTTCACCGAAGCTTGTGACCGGAACAGAGATTCCGGACGTTCAAGGGTTTTTTACAGGTGCGGCGGTTCCGGACGGGCCCCCGATGTCCAACCCGGTCCAAGACTATGTTGTTTTTGGCAATGCAAACGGAGCCCACGAGGCTTTTGTTCAGCTTCAATGGAGTAAGTAATGGCAGAAATAGAATTTGCAGGGCTGAAGTTCCGCGGCGGACGCATGGTAGCTGCGGCTCTTGGCTTTTCGACGCTAATCGGCGGACTGTACGGTGCTTTTGAAGTCTACAAAGACTACGAGAACATGAAGTCTCAGATACAAAAGTACAAATCTCCGGACATGACGGGTTTTGACAGGCGACTGCTGGTCATTGAGACAAAGATCAATGACGAGATTACGCTTTTCCGGGACGAAATGGGCGGATTAAAGGAGCGTGTGAACGAGATGCACGAGATCGTGAGAGATATTAAGGTTGACACGCGGTCCGAGGCTTCTGACCTGCACACGAGCATGTCCGATGTAGACAAGCGATCCAGATCTTTGGATCAAGAAACCCGAAAAGCTCTTCGTCAGTCGGAAAAGACAATTCGTGATATAATATCTTCGGCGCAGGAAAGGTTTGACAGTAAGATAAGTTCTATCGACACGAAGCTGGATGTGCTGGAGTCCCGAATGCAGAAAACACTGCAAAGGGCGCTTGACAACCCGCTCCTGAAAAAGTAGGGCCGTGAAAAAGGGTGTTATTTTACTAAAACACGTCTAATATTAAGAAATTATAGAAGGTACGTGATCCATGGCAAGAGAACCGCGGCCCGTGGCCGGTCTTATGGACAGCAGTGTCCCGTCGCAATTAGACGAAGAAGATCTCGCCGCTGAGATTGAAGTCGAGCTTCCGGGTTCGATGGACAACGACGTAATGGAAATGGTTTCGGAAGAGATACCCGAAGACATTGAAATCTACGAAGAGGGCGAAAACACTGTTGTAGATTTTGACCCGCAAGACGATGAGATGGACGTGGGCGATTTCTACGGCAACCTTGCTGAGGGCATGTCCGACTCGGAGCTAGGTTCGTTGTCGGGGTCGTTACTGGACGAGTACGAGGGGAATCGAGCGAGCAGGCAGGAGTGGGAAGATGCTTATGCTGACGGTTTGGAGCTTCTGGGATTTTCATACGAAGAAAGAACGCAACCGTTTCGCGGCGCGACCGGGGTTACGCACCCGCTTTTGGCGGAGGCGGCTACACAGTTTCAGGCGCAGGCTTTTAACGAGCTTCTCCCGGCTCGCGGTCCGGTCCGGTCCGCGGTTATAGGCAGAGAGACGGGGGAGACGACCCGTCAGGCGCATCGAGTCGAACAGTTTATGAATTACTACATCACGAACGTGATGGAAGAGTACACGCCGGAACTGGATCAGATGCTGTTCTACCTGCCGCTGGCGGGCTCCACCTTTAAGAAGGTGTACTATGACGAGATGCAGGGCCGTGCGGTAAGTCGTTTTGTGCCTGCGGAAAACCTTGTTGTTCCGTACGACACTTCAGACCTGCAAACCTGCCCGAACATAAGTCAGGTTGTGAAGACTTCGCTCAACGACCTTCGTAAATTACAGGTCGCGGGGTTCTACCGAGACATACCCGTGATACCGGGACAATCCGAAGACAA